CCAAGTACTGGAAAGTGATTCCGCGGTACCGCATGCTTACTGGTAAGCAGCGGGACTGGCCTGTGTTTACACAGGTTCTTTGGGGCGCACCGGGCGTGGGTAAGACACGCAAGGCGCGCGATATGGCAGGGCCAGAGGCGTTTTGGCTGAGCCGTCCAGCAGGCCAGACCGTCTGGTGGGACGGTTACATCGGTCAAGAAGTTATAGTGATTGACGAGTTCTATGGCTGGATGACGCTGGACTTGATGTTGCGATTGTTAGATCGCTACCCGCTTAATGTGGAGACCAAGGGGTCTTCGACACCTATGGTCGCTAAGAAAGTGATCATCACGTCAAACGTGCCACCTATTGAGTGGTACAAGAGTCTGCCGCCGTCGCGTTTACAGGCACTGTGGCGACGTCTCGAGATGCCGCTAGGTACCATCGAGCAGATGTTGCAACCTTACGTTCCGGAAGTGCAACAGCCAGCACCGATTGCGCCCGCAGTAGCGCTGCAAGCCGATGAGCAAATTGACTGGGCGCAGCTCGAAGAGGAAGCCAGATTCGCGGTAGCAGGAATCTACCGTCAAGAGCCCGAGCATCATTTAACAGTGGCGCAACTGGGAGGTGATGAGATCATTGAAGTGATCCCCCAGGAAATGTGGAATGACTTGGGGTGGTGAATACCGAATAAAGAAGAAGGACAATCAATTTTTTATTGGTATCATAATAACGCCTATGTGTGTGCATTGTATATATATTAGGGCAACGAGCGTGGAGCGCGGGAGCGCGGAACGCCGTTAGGTTAGGCCGACGACCGTAGGTCGGTCGGAACCACCGCAGGTGGTTAGGGTTTGAGCGCGCAGCGCCAAACTTAGGTTAAGCAGAAAATAAAAAGGAGGTTTCAATCAGATGTCCAAGAAGCGCAGACGGAATCCGACGTCGAGTGTCGACGCCGAAGTTCCAGCAGCATTCGAGCCGACAGTGACGAGATAGAGAGCACCTTGTTCGATGTCTCCGATCGCACCTGTCGCAGCCGCCTTGTACACAACTTCGCGGCCTTTGAGATCGAGGTACCACGTCTCATCCATCGCCGAAACTTCAGTGAGAGCGTTCGCCACAACACCAGTGACCGAACGGTTGCCGATCAGGATTTGATCCACGCGCTTGAGGATCGAGAAACGACCAGCGTTTGCGTCGTTGTTCATGGACGCCGGAGTGGCCGTGTTGAGAATGTCCGTGACGTTCGGAAGAGCGCCAGTAGGGCGCTTGTCGTAGACGATGAGGTACGCGATATCGTTGACGATCGCAGCTGAGTTGCTCAAGCTGACTCCGCGACATTGAAGTCCCTTCATCGCGATTTTCTTTCCAACACGCTGTGTGACAGCAGCGCCTTGAGCGACCGTGTTGAGCAGAGTGACAGTACCTGTATTGTCACAGTTGTAAGATGCCACCGCCAGATCGACGTAACCGAGTTCACGGTTGAGACCGGGGGCACGTTGAAGACGAAAGAAGTTGCCCTTGAATCCGGAACGACCAGGACCAGTATTGCGTCCGAACATAGGACGACCCTTTGGGTTTGAGAAGCGTCCACGCTTGTTAGCGGGACCGTAGCGGAACATGCCGCGTTTTTGACGTCCTGACATAGTCTGTTTATTTTTGGTTAGTTTGGTCCGAAGGTTGATCCTGAGGTCTCCTAGTACAACAGAAAATATTTCGTAGGATGAGCACAATGCGAATAATCATACTTGATAACTGGGTGAAAAGTGAACCGCCCGGTTACCTCGGCGGATATAAATTTCCCATGCAATGGTGGATTATAGGTATAAAGAATTTATACCGCCAAAAGGTGGAGGCAAGGTTCCCTGGGAACCTAGTATTACCCTCCACCTTGGAACATGGAACTTGAGAACATGTTCCCATGGGAATTTTCCCATGGTAACTATTTATAGTTACGCATTTTTAACGGCTAGTTAAACACCCGCCGGGAGGCATAAAGACTCAGTGAGCGTAATTCTCCATAGCGAACATGAGGCTGGGGCTCGGGGTGTCCCCGAATATCAGTGCTATTTTAAGAGGACTCCGGTTACGGAGTTCGATAAGCCAGCGCAGCATGCGGGGCCGGGGCGGAGCCCTCGTGGAGACTTCAGTCCATCTTGAAGTCGTGAACTATACAGGTAGCATACTTCATATGCAGAAAAAGAAGATGATCAGTAGTATTTTAATCACGGATGACATCGTCAGACATATCGTCTTGTGGTTGGGTTGCTTGCATCTCCTCAACCAGACGACGCTTGCGCGGAGCGCTAGGGGCCTGGACCTTTCGCTTCGACGGTTCAGGACTCGCCGGAGGCGTGCGCACGTCAAGAGCTTGCTCTTCTTCGGGCAGCAGATGTGCACGGAGATAGTCCAAACTATCGACGTCCCATACCACTCGACCGTGCTCGGTACGGGCGTAGTGGATCAACCCAATAGGATGGGTGCCGCAATGTTGAGCCATCATGATGGTCTCTTGAATGAGGACAAGAAGGCCTTCGCCTTCGATATCGTCAAGGGCAAACTTGACCTTTTCACAAAGCGATCGCCAAGTGGTCGCGTCCGACATGGACCACTCAGACTTGATGGCCCATTCGTTGTGTTTCATAGTAGCAGACGGGAGAACAGTCTGTTTTGTGACGTTGTTGTCGCGCTTGAACTTCGTGATCCAGACTTTATTCTTTTTGGACTGGTCCGTGAGATCGACACGGATGACGTTCTTGGGCAAGACGGTTTCAGGCAAAGTGCGCGAAGAGCTTGCAGTATTAGTATTCGAATTTGACATAGTTGATTCAATTTTGAAATGTTTAGTTGATAATAAATATTCCATTTTGTTATCAATGTTCCGGAACATATGTTCTGGAACAAAATATGGAACATTATTGGGAACCTGTATAAATAAAAGTATTAAAGAAAAGCTTTCTAACAGACCTCAGCAGCTCTCAGCTGACAAAAAAAGAGAACGGTAAGTGATTTCTTGGGAAGGTCCTGGGTTCGAACCCCGGTCCGGTTTGGTCGATTTTCGGGCTTTTTCAAAAGATTCCTTTATAGTTATGGATAAAAGTTTGTCATTGTACTGGGTATTCACTTTGAATAATCCAGGCTGTAATGAGTTGCCAGGCAACTGGCCGGATGTGGAATATGCTGTCTGGCAGCGTGAGAAGGGTGCTCAGGGGACTGAGCACCTCCAGGGATACGTTGTATTCACTGGGAAGAAGCGTGGACAGTGGTTGAAAAACCACTGTGATAAGAGCGCCCATTGGGAGAGTCGTCGTGGGACGCATTCTCAGGCCAAGGCGTATGCGACGAAGGCTGATACTCGGGTTGATGGCCCGTGGGAGTGTGGTGCGGAGCGTGATACTTTAGGGAGCGCTGGGAAGCGTAATGATCTATTGGAGCTCAAGCGAAAGTTGGACTCTGGTATGTCAGAGTCGGATATTGCGAAGGATACTGATTCGTTCCCAGTATGGGCCAAGTACTGGAAAGTGATTCCGCGGTACCGCATGCTTACTGGTAAGCAGCGGGACTGGCCTGTGTTTACACAGGTTCTTTGGGGCGCACCGGGCGTGGGTAAGACACGCAAGGCGCGCGA